CCGCCTTGCCAGCGGCCCAGATGTTGCCCGACCAATCAACGGTGAGCGCGTTGGAGCGGGCATCATCAGCCGTGCCGTTGCCGAGGATGAGGGCGGAGGTGGCGTCATCCTCGTTGTATCGCCCTAGAGCGGTCTGGTCGTTGCCTCGGGCGATGGTGCCGTGGTTCTGGGTGTGCGAGCGCTGGCCGATTGCCACGGTGCCCTCGCCTTCGGCGTGCGCCCCGAGGTTGTACGCAGTAGTCCCCTTCCCTTCGGCATGGGTCGCGTTTGAGTAGGCGGTCGTGCTGTAACCCTCGGCGTGAGCGGCTTGGCCACTAGCCCGTGTCTGGTACCCCTCGGCGTAGGAGTATGGGCCTTCTGCCACGCCTGTGCCTATAACTGCCGAGTTGATGCCGGTGGCCCCTGTTTGACGGGTGCCGAGGGTGTAGTACTTCGCCATGATGTCCTGCGTGAAGTACGTCACCCGGATGTCGTTGTCCTCGCCGAGCGTGAGGCCCCTCACCTCCACGGTCATATCGCTCCTGACCGTGTACTCTTGTGTCTCTGAGCCGTTGAGGAAGACGTGCATGTCCGCGTCCGTGTTGATGGGGTACTGCGTCGTGACCGTATAGTCCGCAGCGGTGCCGTAGACCCTGTAGCTGTCGGTGTTCTCGTAGCCGTCGCGCACGCGGAGGTCACCGACCGTGAAGTAGCCGACCCCGTCTTTGTCGATGAGTTCGATGGAGCGGTAGGTCGTGCTCAGGTGGGAGTCATCCACCTTTCCGATAGTCTGCCCGTCCGCCGAGAAGCTCGCCACGATATTCGTGGACTCGTTGCCCTCGCCGTCGTAGATTGCCACGCCCGTATTGGTTCCGGTGACCAGCGCGAGGAGGTTGTTCAGTCCGTTCCTAAACAACATGCCAATGCTGTTCCAAAGCGAGTTGGGGCCGCTGTGATAGCTCGTCCCCTCCTCGTCGTTCCATTCCTCCTGAGTGACCTCGGTGACGTGCGCCCCGTCCGTATCGCTCCAGAAGTGCTGGCCCGTGGCATCCGCCACCGCCTTGGCCTCCTTCGCCAGCTCCTCGGCGTTCTCGGATGCGTCGAAGGCCTCCTGCACCATGCCAGCCGAGCGCTCCGCCAAGAGCTTCACGGGCGCTACCGTCTCGGTGACCTGACGGTAGCCCACAGCGGGGGACGTGGCGTTGCCCACGAGCGATGCCCTGCCGCCGCCGATGAGCACCTGCACCGAGTCCCCCGGCTTCACGTCTGCGGAGACGGTGCCGTTCACGGGCGTCTCCTCGGAGCCTCCGGGAAGATGCACCCATACCGTCCCCTCGTTGTCTACGCGCGTGACGGTAGCCGAGGCACGAGCCTCCTCGGGACGCTCCTTCCCGCCGAGCGCGTCGGCGAGCGCCCAGATGCCGTCCATCATGCCACCCATGTCGCAACCTCGCTCTCTGCCTCCTCGGCCACCACGATTCCCCTGCCGCACGTGAGCGATTGCCGCGTCACGCGCATGTCCCCGTCGAGTCCGACCCCGGCGAGCGTCCCGCGCACCATCGAGAGCGGCAGGACTCCGGGCCAGTATTCGCGCGTGTAGCTCCTCGACTCCTTGACCACCGAAAGCTCGGCGAGCTTGCGCCGCGCATACGCCGCGAGCGTCTCGCCCGCAAGCCTCTGCGGCGAGGTGTCCACCACATCGACCGCGTAGCCCCGCGCCGCCTCGGACGTGGGGCTGTTGGGGTCATCGTTGACCGCCTCGGCCACGAGAGCGCCCTCGATGGCGATGTATCGGCTGGGAATCTCGGATAGGTCGAGCGAGCGCCTTACGCCGTGGTGCAGCAGCCGAGCGCCCGCCTCGTCGAGCGACAGCTCGGGGGAGGTCGGGCGGGGCCGCACATGCACGGTGCCGTCGCCGTCTATCTGCAAGCAGAAGCCGCCAGCGTCGAGCACGGCCCAGACGGCCTCCAAAATCGTCGCGCCCACATCGAGCACGACCGCCTCGGCCAACGCGAAGCTGCCGTCCACCGCCACGGGTGCCTTGATGCAGCCCCGCAGTGCGTCAGCCGCCCATGCCGCGCCGTCCGCGCCCCTCGGGACGTAGGTGCCGGCCGAGGGGCGGCGGGTTGATGCGGGCCAGAGCACGGAGCGGCCCACGAGTTCGCGGGACTCCATGCCGCGGTCGAAGCCGCCCTCCGTCTCGGAGCAGAGGAGCGTGGCGACGTTCACGCGCTCGGATACGCCGCCCTGATGCGCCACCATGATGATTCGCAGGTAGCGCTCGCGGAACTCGCCGTGCGGCTCGGTGTCGAGCGTGACGGTGCCGCTTTCGAGCAGCGGGGCCTTGCTCTTTGCGTCGCGCTCCACTGACGCGGCCGAGACGCCGGGGACGTCCCCCGAGTCGGCCCACGTTCGCGGGTCTACCTCGGCTACGCGCCAGGTGGCGGAGTAGCCGCTTCCCCAGTCAATCACGGTTCGGCCTCCTCGGGTTCGGGCGGGTCGGTCGGGATGGAGACGATCGCCATGTAGTCGGCGGTGAGGGAGACCTCGGTAGCGTCGAGCGACACGGCGCAGACGCCGCTCATGGCGCTGCGATCCATGCCCGAGACCTCGACGTCGGCCTCGTATGCGCTGCCGGTGGGGGTCCGGACGAAGCATGGGCCGGCGTGCTGGGCGAGCGCGGCCAGGGCCGCCGCCCGCTCCGGATCGCCGACCCTGAGCACGTCGGTCGAGAGGCCGGCTGTACGCTCGACGCTCTCGTTCCAGTAGCCGTCGGGGGTCTCCGCGCCGAGGTGGGCGCGGCTCTCGAAGTCCTTGCGCCACGAGTCGGAGATCGCGAGGTTCCACGGCAGCTCGACGTACGAGCCCCCGAAGTCGATGCGGAGCTCCTTGGCGGAGAGCTCGTAGGGGAAGTCGAGCCAGTTCGTGTCGCCGTCCGCCGTGGTGAGCGCGATCCTGTAGGCCATGCCCTCGCCGCCGTAGGGCGCATAGGGGTCGGTGACGGTGGCGTCGAGGGCCTGCCCGACGGCGATCGCGTACGAGCCGTCCGGAGTGATCCGGAAGACGTCGTATGTATCGCCCTCGGCGGCGTCCTCGGGCGTGGCGAGAGCGATGGTCGCGCGGATCGCGCGGACGCCGTCCTCTTCGGTGACGTCCGATGGGGTGACGGCGATTGATTCGGAGGGAGCGGGCGCAGGGTGCGCCCAAGCCACCGTGAACGTCCCATCGGCCGGCTCGGACTCGAGCCCGGTCGCGGGGTCGCGCGCCACCGCGCTCACGGTGTAGCTCGCGTTGTTCCAGAGCGCGAGCCCCGCGGGGAGCGTCACATCATATGTGAACGGCCCAGCCCCGGCCCAGTCCGGCGAGATTGAGTCTGACCATACGACGTCGCCCGCCACCTGCTCCCTCATGCCGTCGGGGGAATCGCCCACGGCACCCATCGAGGAGCACGTGATTCGCACGTCTGCGGCAAGGGTGCAGGACAGAGAGACGGCCGGCCCCTGCGCCGTAACTGTCTCGGGGACGGCGAGCGTAAGCTCGGGCGCGTCAGCGATGGTGACGATGGAGATGGCGGACTCGGCGTATTCGCCGCCGCGTGACGAGCGCACGGACAGCGGCAGGGCGCTCGCGCTCCCGACTAACGACGCGATCCGCTCGGCGCCGACGGCGCAGGAGCAGACGGGCCCCTCCCCGGCGGCTACGACGCTCGTCTCGCCGTCCCATGCCAGGTTCTTGCCGTCGGCCGCCACGGGGCCGGTGAGGACCTCCCATGAGGTCTGCTCGGGGCCGTCGCCCAGGACCCACGTGAGCGCGAGCGAGCGGCCGCGCGGAAGGACGGGCGGTGCCATGAGGGCCACGTCCCCGGCGTCCGCGCCGGTGATGGCCGTGGCGGTCGAGGACCAGGGCGAGTAGGTCGTGCCGGTTTCGCCATCCTTGTAGCGCCTGGCGCGGAGCCAGTACTGCGTGCCCGGCTCGAGCCCGCGCACCACGACGGCGGCCGAGCCCCGGTACGTGGTCGATCCGACGGTGATGGGACCGTCTGACCAGTCGAAGTCCCATGACGCCGGGCCGTCGTTCGAGCGCCATGCGTCCTCGTGGTCGGCCCATGCGAGCTCGGTGCCGTCCGCATCGTCGGTGCCGTCCGCGTCCCAGCCGACCGTGACGGCCATGGACTCGCCCGATGGGTCGGGCTCGACCGAGACTATCGCGGCGCGCTCCTCGGCCGCCGACGCGGCGGGGACGAATAGCTTGTCGAGCTGGTAGGGGTCGGAGTACCGGTAGAAAATGGATTCGTGCTCGTGGATCGTCTTGAGCCGGATCCACGTGCGGAGGCCGCGGTCCGGGCGCAGGTCCTCGACGGGGACGGCCAGGGCCGTCACGGTTCCGTTGTCGACGGCCCCGGTGTCGTCCCATGCGGCCGTCGAGGGGATGTCGGCTGCGGTCTCGTAGGAGACGCTGCGCAGCGCCTGGAGCTTCACGGACGTGACCGGGTGCTGGGCGGTCGCGCCGGACGAGCAGAGCACGGTGACCGGCGCCGTGGCCGCCGTGGCCGGGATTGTGACGCCCTTGATCTTGCCCTGGCCAGGGTAGGCCACGTACTTTGTCTTGGCGACGTACTGGGTCGCGCCGCGAAGGCCGCGCGCCCTGACCTCGAAGGTGACCCTGACGTACTGCCCGTATGTGAGCTGCTGGCGGTCCGCCACGTCGTACCAGATGCTGTAGGAGGCCGAGGTGGTCGTGCCGCTCTTGACGATGCGCTCCTTGCCGTCGATGCGCGTGTCGACGACCTTGATGCGCCACTCGCTGTCGTAGCACTCGCGGGTATCGTCGGCGGTGCTCTTGTCGACGGTCACGGCGGCCGAGACGCGGCCCGTCTGCTCGTCGTGGACGGGGGCAGCGACGCCCGGGTTCTTCGGCAAGGAGAGGGCGCGGTATGCGGAGACGGCGGGCCCTTTGCCCTTGCCGTTGGTGAGCCTGACGTAGCCGCTGATGCCATAGAGGATCCGGCTCGTGAATGGGTAGAAGCTCTGGCGCGTGATGTTCTTGAAGCCGTTCGACCAGTCCCACCCGGCGTTGAGCCAGCACTTCGTCCAATCGTTGAAGTTGATACCAGCGGTCTTGATGATGCTCGGGTTCTTGATGACCCATTTGCCGTTCTTGTCTTTGTAGTTCAGGCCAAGGCCCAGAAACCACTGGATCTCGACTCCCGTCGCGCGTGCGTCGGACTTGTCGGACTTGGCGGCTGCGGGAACCGCCCACTTAATCTGCCAGCCCCACGTGTCCTTCACGCGCGTTGGAGCGCCGAGTCCAGTGACCTTGGCGGTCGGCTTCTTCGTGATGGCGGTCGCCATGCTACCCCCTCGTGAGCTGGATGCGCTTGACCTCGCGCATGAGGTCGCGCGCCATGATGTTCGCGTCCGCCCCGGCGTCGTAGGCCAGGGTGATGTTGTAGACGTCGCCTCCGGTCTTGCCGATGGATCCGGCGACGGCGTCCGCGTATTTGCTGAGGTATGGCTCGTAGCTCGGCCAGATGAGCTCCGGCCCCTTCTCGCCGGCGCCGATGAGCTGCGCGCCGTCGACGATGCCGCCCTTGGCGTACCAGTCGACGCTGAAAGACGGAGGCGTGCCCTTTCCGGCAATTCCCCACGGAGCCTTGCCGCCGTTGACCTTGAAGTGCGGGAGCGAGAAGTGCGGGAGGCTGAGCTTGAGCCCGCTGAAAATGCCCTTGATCCTATCGACGATGCCGCGGATCGTCTCGCGCGCGGACTCCACCGGGTTCGATATAGCGCTCTTGACGCTGTTGAAGATGCCGGTGACCTTGGCGACGACGCCGTCGAAGCCCAACGCGCTCGAGATGCGCGACACGACTCCCTTGATCACGTCGCCTGCGCCGCGGAAGTCGCCGGATATGGCCTTGAACGCAGCCGACACCGCTGGGAGCACGACGCCGACGAAGACGTTGCCGAGGAAGGTCGCAAACGGCTGGAGGACAGCCCAGACCTTGGAGGCTGCGAGGCCGAAGTCCGTGAAGAAAGCCGCGATCTCGTCCTTGTGGGCCATGATGCCCTCGATGGCTCCGCCGAGCACGTCGACGCCGCCCTCGACGAGCTCGCCCAGGGCCGCGCCGATGGTCTCGAAGATCGCGGGGTCGATCTCGTCCATGGCGGACGAGATGCTCTCGAAGGCCCGCGTGACGCCGTCCATGAGCGCCCCGCCCAGGGGCTCGAGCGCCTCGGCGGCCTTGTTCTTGATGAGCTCCCAGCGCTCGGGCCAGTCGGCGGTCGCCTCGAAGGTGCCGATGATGCCTTCGCCTGCGCCCAGGCTCGCGTCCGTGAGCTGGTCCATGGCGAGCGCCCCGGACTCGATGGCGCCGACGAACTGGGCGGCGCCGCGGGTGCCGAATACCTGGGATGCGAGGTCGATGGCGGAGGCCGTGTCGCCAGCCTCGATGAAGGCGCCGATCTCGCCCACGACGCGCTGGTAGGCATCGGCCGCGTCCTCGCCGGGCTCGGCGAGGGTGACGAGGGCCTTGCTCATCTTGGCCATCGTGCCGGATGCGTCCATGCCGGCCCGGTCGAGCAGGCCCGCCATGTTGGCGGCCTCCTCGAAGCTGAAACCGAGGCTCTGGAGCGAGGGCGCGTTGGTCTCGAGGATGCCCGTGAGCTGGTCGAAGCCGATGCCGGTGTTCTGGCTCACTCCGAACAGGTAGTCCATCTTGCCCGCCGCCTCGTCGCCCGCGACGCCGAAGGCGTTGAGCGAGCCGGTGAGGGCGTCGAGGTTGATGGCGCCGTCCATCATGGACCCCAGGGCCGCGGCGCGAGATGCGACGTCCTCGAGGTCCTGGCCGGCGAGCCCCATGCGCGTCGAGATGTCGCCGATCATCTGGCCGGCCTCCTCGAAGCTGACCGGAATGGTCGTGGCCACCTCGCGGGCGGCCGATCCGAGCTCGGCGAGCTCGTTGCCAGACGCGCCCGTGGCGATCGCGATGGCGTCGCTCATGGCGTCGAACTCGCCGCCGATGCCGAGCAGCGTATCGCCGATCTTGGCGGCGCCCAGGGCGCCGACGATCATGCCGCCCACCTTGGCGAACATGGGGCCCATGCTCTGGAGCTTGCCCATGATGCCGCCGCCGAGCAGCGAGCCGGACGCCTCGCCTGCCTGCTCCATGGCGGGCGCGAGCGCGTCCTGGATGGAGCTCTCGGCCCCCTGCATGGAGGGCATGATCTGGACGTAGGCGTTGGCGACGTTGATGCCGTCTGCCATGCTAGGCCTCCTCGGAGTAGTACCAGGCGTCGAAGTCGGCCGCCGGGATGGCCCCGCGGCCGTAGCGGGTGCCCTTCTCCTCGGCCCACGGGACCGGGTAGGGCTTGGGCGCCGGGCGGCGCCCCTTGGAGTGGGCGCTCGCGTATATGTGGGCGAGCGCCGCGATGGCGTTGAAGACGTCCGCGCCGACGTTCACGAGGGCCAGGGGCTCGGCCCATGGCGCGAGCTCCGGGTGCATGGCCCGCCACGTCGCGGAGGTCGTCGGCAGATGCCGGATTAGGTTGCAGATCTCGGCCCATCCGTAGACGGCCGGGGCCGCGTGCCACGGGACGTGGAGCAGGGTGCTTACGTCGTAGGCCACGGCCCCGCCGGTCTCATCGTTCAGTCGGATGAGCCCGATGATTCCCCCGGGTCCGCCCTATGCCGGCGGCTCTCGTCGATGTAGTCGTTGACGAGGGCCGTGAACTGGGCGGCGTCGAGCCCCGCGGCCACGCCCGGGAGGTATTTCTCGAAGATGTTGTAGATGGCGATGGCGAAGGCGTCGTTCGCGTCCGCGCCGCCCTTGGCGACGATGTCCTTGACCTCGGCGAGCTCGTCCATCGCGAGCGCGTCGAACGCGGGGAGGCTATGCGCCTCCCCGCCGATGTTGAAGCTGTAGGTCCTTCCCTGCCTATCGGGGACCTGGAACATGGCTCCTCCTTATCCGGCCACGACCTGGCCGTCGTCGAAGTAGACGTAGATGCTGTGGCCGGTGCCGTCGTCGTAGCAGTTGAGGGTCGCGGGCCAGATGTTGGCCGCGCCCGGCTGGAAGGCGACGTCGCCGCTGAGCTCGGCGTTGCCGTTGGGGACGACGATGCGGATGCGCCTGGAGCCGTCCTTCATGTTGAAGATCCACGCCTCGGGCGCGGTCGTCGTGGGGCCGATCTTGAGGCCCACCTGGTTGCCGGCGGTCCTATCCGCCGCGGTCGTGGTGACGTTGGCCGCGCCCAGGAGCGCCTCGGCGGCGAACTGGTCGATCTGGAGGAACTCGAAGCCGATGGTGCCGTCGAACTCGGTGAGCAGCTTGCGGACGGTGTTGAGGCCCCAGTCCTTGATGGGCGTGGTGGAGCGGGACGTGCTGAGGGTGACGCCGTTCTCGCTGACGTAGCCGCCCGAGACGAAGGCGGGGTCGAGGGCGGAGCGGGCGTCGGTGGGGACGGTGCTGCCGAGCGGCGCGCGGTTGATCGCGCCGGTGGACGCGCTCTGGTCTGGGCCGGGCGCGTAGACCTGGTTGGAGTTGACTCCGGCCATGGTGGCCTCCTTAGAAGTCGATGGGGACGCCGCGGGCGCCGACGGTCGCGCGGAAGGTCGCGCGGGCCAAAAGCGGGCGCCTCGGGTCCGGGTTTGGGTACGGGACCATGGGGTCCGAGGTTGTGTAGACGGCCCCGCTGGCCGGGGTCCGCATGGGTATCGAGGCGACGACGGCCTGGACCTCGTCGGCGAGGGCCATGGCCTCCGCCGGCGTGGCGGCCCAGCAGTCGATGCTGAGGTCGTGCTCGTGGCTCACGGGCGTCTGCGGGCCCCCGCCGAGGCGGGTGACGCACACGGCGCCGGGGCCGAGGTCGTCCGGCGCCGGGGGGCCGGACGCGGATATTCCGTCGATCCACGCCATGAGGTCGCGCGGGAGGACGTCCTCCATATCCAGGGGCTTCACGATCTGCATGAGCTCACCGCCGAACTTAGGACCTTGTCGTCGGCCTCGGCGATCCTCGCGTCGTCGGAGTCCCCGTAGACGCGGTAGACCGTCCTCGAGCCGGGATGGTAGGGACGGGTGACGTGGAAGCCGTCGCCGGCCGTCTGCGCGATGCGCTCGGCGGCCTCCTGGCAGACGGCCCCGATCTCGTCGGAGTTGAGCAGGGCCTTGATTCCCTCGTGGTCGAGCTCGATGCGGTAGGTGACGGCCATGCGCTCACCCCCTCCACGTCATGAGGCGGGCCTCCACGTGGTCGACGGCCCCGGTGGGGCTCTCCCACTGGACGGGGATGCCGTCCACGGCCCAGACGGACCCGCGGAACTCGATGCGGTCGCCGTCTGCGATGTCGGCCCCGGGCGGAGCGTAGAGGACGGCGTCGGCGGCCGCTGCGTGGCGGTCGTCGCCCCAGTCGGTCGAGCCGGCGCCGGGCTGGAGCGAGCAGCCGGTGATGCCGAGGGCCTGCGCCTGGGACCAGTCGCGGACCCTGGTGCCGCGCTGCTCGATGTAGGGCGCCCGGTAGCGGACGATGGCCGCGCGGGCGAACGAGGGGAGCATGGCGGCCTCCTAGATGCGGCGGATGCGCCACGGGTCGAGCAGGGCGCGGTCGCGGTCCAGCAGGGCCACGCCGCCCGAGACGCCCGAGGCGGTCTGGTTGTACGAGATTCCGACGGCGCCGGCGTGCTCCTCGCGGACGCCGGGGGCGGCTGCGAGGGCGTTGGCCGCGATCTGCGCCGTCACGGCCCCGAGCGCCTGGGCGTCGTCGTAGCCGGCCTCGAAGTCGACCTCGACGCTGCCCCACCTGGGCGAGCAGCGGTGCAGGCGGAGCTCGCCGGAGCGGCTCCACTCGTAGGCCGACGGGTCCAGCTCCTCGCCCGAGACGCGCACGGCCGAGACGGCCGAGACGCCCATCGCGGGGAGGGTGACGTAGCCGCCGGGCGCCTCGCCGGTCCACGTGCACGCGAGCGCCGGCGCGAGGTGCCATCCGCAGTAGGAGCGGACGGCCGCGCTCACGGCGTCGAGCATGGCCTGGACCTGCTCGGTCGTGGAGCTCATGCGGCCGCCGGTGAGGGCGTCGAACTCGGCGGGCGTGATGATGGAGGCGAGCTCGGCGCCGTCGGCGAGCTCGTAGCCGTAGGACAGCATGGCTATCCCTTCTTGTTGGCGGGCTTCTTGGCCTTGTTCTTTGCGGGCTTGGCCTTGGTCTCGGGCTCGGGCTCGGCCTGCTCGACCTTGTAGGGCTCGCCGGGCTTGAGCAGCTCGGCGCCCTCGGGCTGGAGGCCCTCCTCGAACTGGAAGACGAGCCCCTTGTACTTGTAGAGCTTGAGCATGGCTCCTCCTAGCGTTGCGCCCCGGGGCTCTCGCCCCGGGGCTCGGATGCCTGCTTAGGCCTTGATCTTGACGAAGGCGCCGGGCACGCGGGTCGCGAGCGCGAGGCGCTCCTCGACGACCACGGTGACGCGGTTGTTGGTGCGGTCCTCGTGGTCGCCGGTGACGACCTCGACGCGGGCCCCCTCGCCGGCCTTGGCGATCACGGACGCGCCCTGGGCGAAGGCGCCGACGAGCACGGTGCCGGACGCGACGGCGTTGGACACGACCGTCTTGAGGCCCCAGAGGCCGGGCTGGGCGACGGCGTCGCCGTTGCCGTAGGGGCCGTAGAAGTAGCCGCCGCCGTAGTACTGGCCGGAGGTGCCGCCGTCCTTGGCGAGGCGCAGCGTCTGGTAGTCGGCCGGGTTGATGATGATCGCGTCGGCGTCGTAGTCGCTGGCCGTCTTGACCTGCATGATGGCCTGGAAGATGTTGTCGGCGGTCGGGGCCTGGGCGATGGTGCCGATGCCGGAGGTGCCGAGCAGGGTGGTCATGAGGTAGCCCTCGATGGCCTTGTCGAGCTCGTACATACCGCGGTTGTCGATGGACGAGCGCAGGAAGGCGTTGTCCTCGATGAGCTCGTCGGTCTCGTAGTACCAGCCGGCGATCTTCTGGAGGGTCGCGGTGGCCGGGGTGTACGGGATGTGGAACTGCGGCTTCTGGGCGCCCTCGGCGACGGTGGTCGGCGCGCCCTCGGCGGCGCCGAGGACGAAGTACTTGAGCGAGGTGCCGCTGATGGTCTCGGCGCCGAACAGGTCGCGGATGTCCGTGCGGCGGGCGACGTCGACGACGCGCTGGTCGATGACCTGGACGGGGGTGCTCATGTGGACGTCCGTGGCGGCCTTGAAGCCGAAGCCGGTGCCGGCGGACTTGCTGGAGCCGTTGCGGATGCCGGTGAAGTCGAGGGACTTGGCCGCGAACTCGCCCAGGGTGCGGGCGGGCTTGTCCTCGCCGGACTTGACGGGCTCGGCGGACTTGATGGAGCCGAGCAGGGCGGCCTTGCGGTCGGCCTCGGCGAGCTTCTCCTCGAGCTCGGCGATCTTCTCGACGAGCTCCTCGCCCTCGGCGATGGCCTCGGCGTCGTCGGCCTCGATGGCCTCCTTGAGCTCGGCCAGGCGGGCCTTGGCGGCCTCGAGCTGCTGCTTGATGGTCATGGTTTCTCCTTACTGGTTGATGATCTTTGCGATCTGCTCGAGCAGCGCGCCCTTCCCCGCGGCCTCGGCCGCCGGGTCGCCTTCTTGCTCGGGTGCAGCGGGGTTGTCGCCCTCGTCGGGCGCGGTCTCGGGCTCGTCGCCCATGCGCGCGAGGACGCGGTCGATGAGCGCGCGGGCCTCGCGCAGGTCGTCCTCGTTGGCCTTGCTGAGGACGCGGCCGGCCTTCTCGCCATCGGGCTCGGCCGCCGCCCAGCTCTTGACCTCCTCGACGGTGGCGAACGGGTTGGCCGGGATGGGGACGAGGCTGATCTCGAAGATGTCGAGCTTCTGGAGCTCGTTGGCCTTGGTGCCGTCCTCGAGGGTCGTGGATCCGGACTCGAGCACGTCGAAGGCGAACGAGAACTGGTGGATGCGGCCCTCCTGGACGAGCTTGCGGCAATACTGGGCCGTCTCGGAGTCGGGGTCGAAGGTGGCCTCGAACTTGAGCCCGCGATCGTCCTCCTCGGCGTGGTAGACGGCGCCGATGTTCATGAACGGGTCGTCGACGCGGTGGCCGAACAGGAGCGGGATGGGCTTGCCGAGCTCGGCCCACTTGGCGAGGGTGTCGGTGAAGGCGCCCTTTGCGATCACGTCGCCGTAGGCGTCGGGGATGCGGTCGAAGGTCGAGGCGTAGCCGACGATCGCGCCGCCGTCCGCGTCCTTGACCTCGACGTTGAAGGCCTTGATGTTTCGCATGATTCCTCCTAGTAGATGGTCACTTGCGTGACGCATTGGCAGCCGCAGGACTGGTCCGGGGTGAGCGTCTGGTCGCCCGGGTACATGGCGCCGTTGCTGAACTCCTCGTCCATGGGGACGGTCTCGCCGTTCATGGCCGCGTGCTCCGGGCGGGGGTTGCCGCTGGTGACGATCCAGGTCTTGGTCTTGCGACGCCCGGGCGCGCCCTGGCGGGCGGCCTCCATGACGGCGAAGCCCAGGATCGCGGTGGCGAAGCTGGTGCCCTGCATGTCGGCCCGGTCGGTCTCGGCCTTGTCGAAGACGCCGCGCGGGGTCGCGCCCTCGGCGTCCTCGCCGATGTCGCCCTCGATGGCGCGGACGAGCTCGCGGTAGGTGACGTTGTTTGCTGCGCGGGCCTTGCCCTCGGCCGCGGCGCGGATGTAGGCGGCGGTGCGGTCGGCGTCGTACTCGTCGGCGTCGAGGCCCATCTGCCTCATGGCGCGCCGACCGCGGCGGTCGGCGATCTGCTTGAGGACGGGCTCGAGGTCGTCGGCGAGCTCGCGGTCCCACCTCTCGGCCTCCCACCATGCCGGCCACTCGTCGCCGTCTGCCTTGGCCCTCATCTTGGGGTTGTCTATCTTGCTGATTACGGCCTTGCCCTGGCGCTTGTAGAAGCGCCTCATGACGCGGGCCACGGCCAGGGCGTCGGCGGTCTCTGGCGCCCCCTTGATCTCGACGGGCGCCTCCGCGGGCGCCGGCAGCGCATGGGCGCACGCGCACTTGATGCCGGCGGGCTCGTCCAGGTCGTCGAAATCGCCGGTCGGGATGGGCTCGCCGAGGTCGTCGCCGTAGCCGATGTTGAGCGGCCGGGCGATGGTGTCGGTCCCCTCGATGTAGGGGAGGTTGAGCCGCTCGCGGGCCTCGCTGACGGCCATGTAGGGCGCGCCGGTGGCCTGGTAGAGCTGGGCCGCCTGCTCCTCGAAGGAGCCGTTGAGCTTTGCGAACAGGTCGAACTCGGCGTACTCGCCGGGCTCGGCCCCGAGCATGGGGAGCAGCCGGGCGTTGATCTTGTCGGCGATCATCTTGAGGTCGGGCGCGAGCGTGTCGGCGTAGAGCGCCCGCGCGTTGTCCTTGGCGCTCGCGTAGGTCTGCGCGTCGGAATGCCAGACGAGCGAGGGGTTGACGTGGTAGACGGCCGCGACGTCCTGGCGGGTGAGCTGGGTGGCCTCGGCCCACTCGGCCTCGCGGGCGTTGAGGGTGGTCTGGACGTACTCCATGCCGTCCTCGAGCAGCGGGGTCGAGCCGGCCCCGGAGCCGCGGTTGCCGGCGTACTCGGCCCAGCCCTTGGCGAACTTGTCGCGGGCGTCGGTGGACCACTCGGCGCCGAGGGGGCGCTTGATGTAGCCGGAGATGCGGCCGCCGTTGGCCCAGACCTGGTTGCGGAATCGCCACGCGCTCACCTGCTCGGCGAGGACGTCCTTGAGGGCGGATACCGGCGAGGACGCCCCGGCGGGCTCGGCGGGGTTGTAGTAGCCGAATACGACGCACTCGTCCGCGGGGATCTCGATGGCGCGGCCCGTGGCGCTCGAGCGCACGGTGAACGACGAGGGCTCGAGCCCCTCGTAGGTGTCGGCGTCCTCGATCCACGCGGCCGGGATGGGCCGGATGGCCCAGCCGCTCTCGGTCTCTCCGCTCTCCATGGCCCACCAGACGGCGCGGCCCCGGAGCTTGAGGTCGGTGACGGTGGCCTCCATGAGCTCGTAGGCCGTCATGCCGGGCGCGGGGCGCGCGAGCGCGAGCGCCACGGCGTCGTCGCGGATGCGCCGGCGGTCGCCCGTTCCGTCGTCTCGGCGGTATACCTTGAGCGGGAGCTGGGCGATGTTGGCGGCGAGGAACGATACGACGGCCCGGAGGGCGGGCTGCGTCGCGTAGAGCTGCTCGGGGCTCATGCCGAGCACCGATGCGTCGCCGTTGCTCACGACGACGGTCACGGCGTCCCGGCCGCGGCCGCGGCGGAACAGGTCGAGGATCCCCATGGGCCCTCCTTCTTCTTCTCGGGGCTGGTCTGCTAGATGAACAGGGGCCCGCGGTCCTCGTATGCGGAGCGGACCGGGGCCTCCTCGACGGCCGTGGCGGCCCCGAAGGCCATGGTCGCGGCGACGAGCGGGCTGATGTCCTCGAGGGACTTTCTGCGGTCCCAGGCCCAGGCGCCGTCGCCCATGGGCCGGGTTGCCGCGATGTTCGCGGCGAGGTCGAGGCCGGGCTGTGGCCGGTGCCTCACGGGGACGGCGGCCTCGGCCGCCGGGTCGCGCTCCGGGTCCAGGGCGCTCACGGCGTCCCAGAAGCGGCCGGACCAGCCGGCGACGTCCGGGCCCTTGCACTCGACGAGCTCGACGCCCTCGATGGCTCCGATGATCTCGGCCATGCTCGAGACCGGCGCGCCGTGGGTCTGCGCGGCGACGCGGATGCCCCCGCGGGCCGTCGCGCGCTCCTTGAACCAGTCGACGAGCCAGCCCACCCCTTTTCTGTAGGCGACGAGCTCGACGTGCCACTCGCGGTCGGCCCTCATGCCGCATACGGCGATGGAGGCGGAGCCGCGGTCGTCGGATACGTCGACGCCGAAGGTGAGCGGTGAGTCCGGCGCGATCTCGGAGTACGGGTCGGTGCCGGCCTCCCACGCCCCCACGGGGAACGGCGGGTCGACGGATGCGGTGATCCACTGGCACATGCACTCGGTCTTGAACTCGTCCGAGGGGTTGGAGCGCCATGCGGCGGCCAGGGCGCGCTCGGTGATGCAGTACCCGAGCGACGGGTTGGCCTGGGCCCACGCGGAGCGGTCTGAGGGCTCGGCGCCCGGGGGCGCGGACCACTCGAAGATGCCGAGGGCGTCGTCCTCGATTCCGACCTCGTCGTCCGGGACCGTCGCGTTGGCGTCGGTGCAGATGCCGTCCGGGTCGCCCAGGGCGGCGTGCGCCTGGGCGCGGAGGTGCCGGAGGACGACGCTGGTGCCGTCGCCGGCGTTCGACGTGGCCCAGATGAGGGCGTCCTCGCGGGCGAGGGTGGTGTTGCTGATCGCTGACCACGCGAGCCAGTCCTGATGCTCGCGCAGCTCGTCCATGAAGACGAGGTCGGCGCTCTTGCCGCGGCCGGCGCGTCGGGTCGACGCCTTCACGCGGTAGTCGCGGCCGCCCGTGAGCTGGAGGCGCTTGGCGCCGTTGGTGCGCCACACGTGGCGGACCTCGGCGGCGAGCTCGGGGACGTCCTCGAAGATGTCGACGACGGCCTCCCACGTGTCCTCGGCCTGCTCGAGCTCCTGGGCGGTGCCGATGATGAGCCCGACGCCGAGGACGGCCAGGAAGTATGCGGCGACGACCTTGCCGAGCTCGGTCTTGCCGTTCTGCCTCGCGACGATGGCCACGATGTAGCGGTAGCGGAAGTGCCACTCGCCGTCGAGGTCGCCCACGGTCTCGAGGGCGTGGATGAGGAGCCAGCGCTGCCATGGGAACAGCTCGACGCCGAGGACCTCGCGGGCGAACTCGATGCACTCGAAGCCGAGCGACGTCTCGGGCGTGAGCTCGCGCAGCGGCGGCGTCCAGATGCGGGGGACCTCGGAGCCCTTGAGCGGGCTCATGCGGTCCTCCTATGCCGCGCCCGGAAGGCGTCGAGGGCGCTCTTTGCGATGATCTTGTCCTCGGCGGGCTCGGGCTCGGCCTGGGCGGGCTCGACGGCCACGCCGACGATGCGGCCCAGCGCGTCGATGGCGGCGATGTAGGACTTGAGCAGGGCGTTGTAGGCGTCGTAGACCGGGTTTTTGCGGATGCCGGTCTGGCCGCCGCCGTTGTCGTAGGCCACAACGAGGTCGGTCCCGCCCATCTTGGCGCGCGTCTCGGCGAGCTTCTCCTCCATGAACAGGACCTCGGAGGCCAGCGTCTCGGCGCGGTCCCTCATGCGGTCCGGCGCCGCCTCGCGCATGTCCTCGACGAAGCGGTGGTCGCTGCTTTTCATGGACTACGCCTCCCTCGACGCCTCCCGTCCGGTGAGGCGCTGCCATCGGTTGACGATTACGTCGCAGTAGTGCGGGTCGAGCTCGCACCCGATGGCGCGGCGGCCCATCTGCTCGGCGGCGATGATGGTCGTGCCGGAGCCCATGAACGGGTCGAGGACCGTCTCGCCGGGGCGGGTGCTGTTGCGGATGAGCCGGGCGAACAGGGCCACGGGCTTCATGGTCGGGTGGTCCTCGGAGCGCATGGGGCGGTCCTCGCGGATCGCGTCGGTCTGGATGCCGGCGATGATGCCGTCGAGGACGTCGCGCAGCTCCTCCTTGCTCATACGCGACGTGTCGAGGCCGTCGTCGAGGACGTTGCGCTCGGAGCGCGTCGGCGCGAAGTAGTGGCCCGCGCCGTCTTTCCACCCGTAGACCGCGGGCTCGGTCTGCCACTGGTAGTCCTGGCGGCCGAGCGTGAAGAGCTGCTTGATCCAGTAGAGCTCCTGGCGGACCTCGTAGCCCGCCTCGGCGAGGGCGTTGAAGATCTGTCTGGTTCGCCACGCGGCGAACCAGATGTAGAACGCCGCCCCCGGCTTGAGCGCCGGGTCCGCGGCGCGCATGGCCGCGACGATGAAGTCCTGGAACTCGTCGGCGCCGAGGCTGTCGTTGTCGATGGTCTGGCCGTCGGTGCGGCGCCTGCGCTGCTTCATCTCGGACGGACGAACAGGGTCACCCTGTTCGTCCGTGCCAAGGCCTACGCCGTAGGGCGGGTCGGTCAGCAGGAGGTCAGCCTTGACGCCCCCCCCCGGCCGCGACAAGGCGCTGGATGGTCCCGTGATCCGTCGCGTCGCCGCATACGAGGATGTGGTCGCCGAGGCGCCACAGCTCGCCGGGCTCGACGATCGCGGGCACGTCCGCGGGCGCCGGGATGTCGTCCTCCTCGACGCTCACGGCCTCGAGGGCCTTGACCGGGTCGATGCCGAAGGCGGCCATGTCGACGTCCGATATGAGCGCGAGCTCGCGCGCGAGCGCGTCCTCGTCGAAGCCGGTGTCCATGTTCGTCGAGTTATGCGCGATGGCGTAGGCCCGGCGCTCCTCGTCGGTCATGTGGTCGAGGCAGACCGTGGGGACGGCCTCCATGCCGAGGCGCTTGGCGGCGAGCACGCGGCCATGGCCCTCGACGATCACGGGGCGGCCGTCCTCGCCGTGCCATATCCCCACCGGGTCGGCGAAGCCGAAGTCCTGGATGGAGCGGCGGATCCTCTCGACCTGCCAGTCCGGATGCTCCTTGGCGTTGCCGGCGTAGGGTACGAGCTCGTCTACCGGTAGGTCGCGGATCTCCAGCGTGCTCATGGCCTGCCCTCCATGCACCTCCCCCTCGCGGCCCGCGCGGGCCCGGAGGGATAATTGGCTGCGGGCGGCCTTGAAGGCTCGCTCCGCGGCGTCCGAACTTTTCAGGGGCCCTCCCCTCGGTGCCCCTACCACTCGCGCGACGCCGATCCTATCGGGTCGAGCACGGCGCGCGCGCCCTTGGCGCGGTTGCACTTGCGGTGCGACGCTCCGATGTTGTCCGGCGCGAGCGCGAGCTCAGGGTGCGTCCTACGCGGCAGGATGTGGTCTGGCTCGTAGCTCAGGGGCGTCGAGCTCGGGCGCACGCTGTAGTCGATGGGTCCCTCGGCGCCCTTGCAGATGTGGCACGGCGCGCCGGCCGCCCGGTCGCGCCTGAAGCACTGGAGCCGGAGGCGGGCCCAGTCGGCGCTCCACGTGGAGGCCCCCATGGCCCCGCCCCCTCCCCCTGGCGCGGGATGGGCGCCCCCTGGGACCCCCTCCCCCTATGCGAAGGGCCCCTCCCCGGGGCCCCTCTCGCTTTTCGTTCGAGAATACCTTATAGCTGATTTTCGCGTCTCAAAGCGTCTCAAAGCGTCTCAATTTTCGGTTTTTTCCGTCCGGGCGATGCCGGGGCCGATGAAGTCCAGGTAGTCGGCCAGGGCGTCGAGCCTCCGGTAGAGCGTGGCCTTGGACCATCCGAGCTCGCGCGCCGCCTGGGCGGCGGTCATGCCGAGCGCGTAGCGCAGCTCGGCCGCCCACGTGCCCTCGGCGATCTCGCCCTCGCATCCGGCCCTCACCTCGCCCATGGCGCGGTAGAAGGCCTCGAGCTCGGCGTAGGCCCACGCCGGCCCGCCGTCCGCCTCGGCGTCCACCATGGCGTCGACGGCGGCCATGGGGTCGGCCACGCCTCCCCGGCCGTGCGGCCCCGATGCCATGTGGCTCCCCAGGCTCATCGCCGCCTCGCGCCTCGCCGCGGCCGCGGCGCGGTGGTGCTCGATGGCGCGGGCCGCCTGGGCGACGCTCTCCAGCCAGGCGCGCGCCCACGGCCTCGGCGCATCGGCCGTGCGGGCCGCGGGGCCCTCCACGGCCCCGCGCGCGCCCGCGTCCGTACCCGGTACAACGTTGGTAGTAGTACCTACTCTCTTATCTAATCTCATCTTATCTAATCTTATACCTGGAGCGGTGCTGCCAGCTGTGCTGGGTGCTGTGCTGTAGCTGTCCTTGGTGCTGTGCTGCATGGATGCTCCTACCTCGGGTTTAGCTGTTCTGCCTCGACCATCCGCCGAGCCTGCGCTTGGCCGTGGCCTCGGCCATCTCGTAGGCGTTGTCGGCCAGGCGCCGGATCGCGATCGCGCCGCGCTCCTCGAGCAGCTCGCGGTCGATGAGGCCGAGCTCGTCGAGCATCCCGACGAAGGCCTTGGCCTGGGTGATGCCGCCGTCGAACTCGAGCTCCATGGCGAGGCGGGCCCAGCGGTCGCGCCCCGTGGCCCGGTCCTCGACGGCGTACTGGTGCGCCTCGCGCCCGGCCAGGACCTCGACGAGCAGCCAGTAGCGGCCGTAGCCGGCCATGCCGAGCACGTCGCGCAGGTCCTGGAGCTTGGGGTCGTCGTGGGCGTCCGCGTCGTGCTTGAACCAGCCGAGCGGCTTCACGACGGCCTCGGCGAGGTATGCGTCGTATCGCTCTCGGCGCTCCTCGAGCTCCTCCGGCGTGGGCTCCGGCTTACTCCTCGCCATCGCCGCTCACCACCCTCGCGCCGCACGCGCTGCAGTAGCGCGGCCTCGTGCTGCCGTGGGTCTCGTGGCCGCAGGATAGGTACCACGTGGGCGGGCCGTATGTGTACCACTCGCCGTCCATGCCATCGTCCATGCCATCGTCGTAGCCCTCGACCTCGCACGCCCCGCGCCCCAGCGTCGCTTCTACGGCCTGCTCTGGGGTGAAGCACCAGGTATCGCAATCACAGCGTGTCGTACCGTTGCCATACTCAGTGAATGCGGCTGTCAGTTTGCTCATATAAGACCAGCAGGTTTCCTTAGCGTACTGACTGTCGGCTGCCCTCCACTCCACCCCGCGCTCGTCCAGCAGGCGGCGCAGCTCTTCGGTAGCGCTCATCGAAGGACCTCCCTTATCACATCGAGGACCGAGTCCAGGACCTCCTTGCTCAGATAGCCGTGGAAGTCGGCGCTGCGCTCCTTGGTCGCCTCCCCAACCGTCTCGGTGCTCGTGACCGTCATGTCGCACTCCATGACGTAGTAGGCGACGTCGGGCGCCTTGCTGGCGTTCAGCACCGGGATGTCAGTTCTGCTCTCGTCCATCCTCATCCTCCTCGTCCTCGTCCTCCTCGCAATCGCGCGGCATCCACAGCACGGCGAACGGGCATGTGATCATCGCGACCAGCCAGAACAGCTTCTCGCCGTCGCTCATTGCCGCCCCCTCTCCGCCTTGCGCCCGAGCTGCGCGAGCTTGTCCTCGGCCATGGCGCGCACGGCGGCCCACAGCGCCCGCTCGTCGCCCGGGGCGAGCTTGGCCCCGGCGGCCCTGAGCCCGGCCACGACGTCGACGAGCCGGCCGAGCTCGGAGCGGGCCCCGTCCTTCTCGCTCATTCGTCCTCCCATCTGGCCTCCATGAAGGCCTCGTAAGCCTGGTCCTCGGCCGCGGCGCGGTACGCCTCGGCCTCCGCCTCGTAGGCGAGCTCGAGCTCGGTCTCGGTGAGCTCGGGCCACTCGTCGCGCCGCTCCGCCATGAGCCGGTCGTATACGGGCTTCACGCGCTCGTAGCCGGCGCCGACGGCCGCGGCGATGCCGGTGTAGCCGAAGCCCTGGTCGATGCCGCGGGCCACGGCCTCCTCGATCTCGGCGTCGGTCACCGTCCTCATGCCGCCGTGCCTGAGCTCCACCCCGGCGTCCGTGAGGACCCGCTGGACCGTCTTATCGGACACGCCGAAGCGGCCGGCGAGGGCCCCGACGCCGGCGCCCGCCCCGTAGGCGCGGACGAGCCGGGCCCGCTGGGCCGCGTCGAGCGGCGCGTCCTTCCTAGCCCTCCCCATGGCCGTCCCCCTCAAACTGCTCCATGTCGTCCAGGAGCCTGGCCGCCGCTCCGCGCTCGGGCTGGTCCCGCGACACGCCCCACGCGCAGAAGCCGCAGGGGTCGACCGGATGTGGGACCAGATCGTAGGAGCCGTCCCCGACCGGCTCGTAAGTGCCGAATAACCTGCATGAGTTGCCGCCATCGCGTCCGTGGTTGCAGTCCCTGCACCGGACAATGGCGCCCTTGAGCTCGCGCAGGCGTGCGGCCTGCTCCGCGAGCTCCGCGATCCCGGCCCGCATGACCGGGCCGGCGCAGCCCTTGTTGAGGCCGTAGACGCGGATGCGCCCGGTGATGCGATCATCGACCGCGACGTAGTCCGGCCAGGCCTCCTCGGCCCAGGCGATGATGCGCAGGCCGCGCTCCCCGCCGTAGGCCTCGGCCTCGACGGCCTCGACGCCGATGGGCGCGGTGATCCTATGGGTCTCTTGTGCCATGCTCGGCGCCCGGTGCGCTCGGCCCCGGGCTCCCTCCTCTCATCAGAACGGAATTTCCTCGTCGTAGAGCTGGGGCGCCGCGCCGGGGTGCGCCTGGACGGTCGGCGCGGGCGCCTGGGGCGGCTGAGGGGCCGCGTAAGGGGCCGCGGGCGCCGCCTGGGGCATGGGCGCCGGGGCAGGCGGTGCCGGGGCGTAGGCGGGCGCAGGGGCGCTCTGGTAGGGCTGCGCCGGGGCCGCCTGGGGCTTGGGGTCCATGAACTCGACGTCGTCGGCGACGATCTCCACGGCGGAGCGCTTGGAGCCGTCCTGCGCCTCCCAGCTCCGGTAGCGGAGCTTGCCCTCGACGGCCACCTTGGAGCCCTTGCGCAGGTGCCGGGCGAGCGCCTCGCCGCGGGCGCCGAAGACGACAACGGTGAAGAAGTTGGGGACGTCCTCCCACTCGCCGGTGAGCTGGGACTTGCGCCGGTCGTTGACCGCGATGCCGAGATTGGCGACGGCCGTGCCGGACTGGGTGGTCTTGACCTCGACGTCGCGGGTGAGGTTGCCCGTGACGGTCACGCGATTAATGCTCATTACTGCTCCTCTCGATGCCGATGATCTCGGCGTTGAACGCGATCTCGCCGATGGCCCCGTCGAAGGCCTCGATGGCCTCCAGCGCGCTCGCCTCGCCCTCCAGGGCGGCGGTGATGAGCCCCGCTGCGATGCCGGCGCCGGTCACCATGGTCATGGTCACGGCGTCGACCGGCGAGGACTTGCCGGCCGCGTAGATGCGCTGTTGCGCTGCGGCGGCATGGTTGGAGATGTACTCGGCCACGGTGCGGCCTGCCTGGGCGTCCACTAGAACTCGCCCCCCTCGATGCTGTCGGGCTCGACGGCCACGTCGGCGGGCTGGGCGGATGCCAGGAGCTGGTCGAGCTGGGCCTCTGCGCCCTCGCGTCCGGCCTGGGCCACGATGCCGGCGAGCCAGGCCTCGGTCTGGGCGCGGTCGTAGCCGGCGCCCTCGGCGCGTCCGGCCGCCTCGACGATCCATGCGCGGTCGTCGTCGCTGGGCTGCGCCGGCTCCTTGTGCGCCGGCATCTCGGCGGCGTCGTAGGTGCCGGCGAATCGGTCGGGGTACGCCTCGCGCAGGGCCTGGACGAGCGCCACCTTGCGGATCATGGTCATGGGCTTCGTCTTCCACAGGCTCCGGCCGCTGTTGTACTCGGCCATGGCCACCTCGGCGCGGACGGGCACGCTCCAGCGCTTGTCGTGGACTTCGGCCCATCCGCCCACGCAGGTCTCGCCGGGCATGGCGAAGGATCCGGGGCGGTATGCCACGGTGCCGTCGGGCGCGGCGCAGATGATTCCGGCGGTCATGCCGTCGTAGGTGTCGATGGCGGCGGCGACGCGGGTGTAGTAGTTCTTCCCGGCCATGATCTGGGCGTCCTCGCTGCTGCCGTACTTGACGAGGTAGACGTCCTTGAGGAACGGGTTGGCGCCGAGCGCCTGGCACGTGGCCATGAAGTTCACGACGTCGCGCTCGGTGAGCTGGGCGTTGCCGCTGTAGCAGTAGGCCACGACGTCCTGGGGCGTGAGCGTGATCTCTGCGCCGTCCCGGTCCTGGTACTTGACGATGTCTGCCATGGTGCCTCCTAGTCGATGGGCTTCTCGTAGGTGAGGGCGTAGACCGGGGCGCCGGAGGCGTCCTGGGCCCACTCGCCCGTGTATCCGTAGCGTGCGTGGTTGCCGTAGCGGTCGCGCAGGCGGTCGCGCATGAAGGTCACGCTCACGACGCCGCGGCGGCGGTTGCCGGCGTTGCTGACCTTGCGGACGCGTCCCTCGGTGAGCGCGATGTCGAGCGTCACGGGGTTGACGAGCACGCCGACGGTCTCGCCCAGGCGCTCGCGGATCTCCTCGGACGCCTCGGCGCCCAGGCTGAGGAAGGCGTTGGCGCCCTCGGGCTTGATGGACTTGGTGATGAGGATGTAGGGCTTCTCGTCGGCCTTGGCCCCGGCGCTGATGCGCGTGGGCGTGATGTAGCCGTCGAGGTTGATGGTGCGGACCATTCCTAGCTCCTCTCGACGATCTCGATGCGATGCCCGTGCGTGGCGCGGAAGAAGCCGCGGATGCCGTTGGCCTTGCAGTACTGGACGAGCCCGGATCGCTGCGCCTCGGTGCAGTAGGCGACGAGGGCGATGGGCGGGACGTCCTCGCCCGGGGGCATGGTCGCGGCGTGCGCCACCTCTGCGGCGAGCGTCGCCTGGGACGAAGTCTCGACTTGAGGTTTAGGGTTAGGCTCGGCCCCGGTGGCCCAGCTCTGCGCCTCGCTCACATGCACCGTGGGATGGACCTCGATGGGCGCGGGCTCGGCGTGGAGCTCGAGCTGCGGCGCGTCGATGGCGTCCGCCGGGTCGGGCTCGGGCTCGGCCTGGGCTGCGGCCTCCGCCTCGGCGCGTGCGGCCTCCTCGGCGGCGCGGCGCTCGGCCTCGAAGGCGGCGATGCGCTCGCGCTCGGCCTTGAGCTCGGTGGCGCGTGCCATGGCGGCGGCTAGGTCCAGGGTGCGGAAGAACTCGGCGCGGATCGCGGTGGCATCCTCGGGGTCGAGCCCCATGGCGCCGATCGCCTCGTAGCCCTGGACGGCCTTGCTCGCTGCGTCCTCCATGAGCTCGCGGGCCTTCTTGTCGTCCACGGTGCGGAGCAGCCAGCGCCCCTCGGGGTCGGCGAGCTCGGCGAGGCGGAAGTAGGGGAGCATGTCGGCCAGGGCCGGCGCCATGTCCTCGTAGGCCTTGGCGAGCTCGAGGCTGCGCTCGTAGGCGCGGGCCTTGTCGTACTCGTCGAGCAGGCGCTTGTACTGGGCGTCGAGCTCGTCGAGCGGCGCGATCACGTCCTTAACCTGCTGCTTGAGCGCCTTGAGGGCGTCCTCGACCTCGCGGAGCTGCGCCTTGCGGGCGCTGTCGATGTCGTCGCGGAGGCGCCGGACCTCGGTGCGGGCCTTCTTGGCCTCGGCGTAGCCGGCCTCGTCGGCGATTGGCCCGGGGTGGTGCTTGGACGCCATGGCCGATGCTTTGACCTGCATCTTTCCGAGCCAGAAGCCGAAGTCGCTTATCTTGGCTACGTCCTTCTCGATGATGGTGGCCTCGACGGCCACGGCCTCCTCGCTCTTGGGCGGGTCGGCCTTCTTGCGGGTTGCCACTAGTCCCTCCATTCGATGGTGACCACGGTGCGGGGCTCGGCCCCGCGCTCGCGTCGGAGCTTGTAGATGTGGAGCTCGTCGACCTGGGCGTCGTCGGCCCAGGCGGAGCCGTTGAGCGCGTCGAGCACGCTCTTTGCGATGTTGTCGGCGTCGGGCGTCGAGGTGTCGGGCTGGTCGTCGCCGTCGCGCTTGCGGAGGTCGCTCCTCACGTCGCGGGCCGCGGCGATGCTCACGCGGACCGGGGTGCCGGCGGGCGCGGTGACGATGCGTCCGTAGGCTGCCTTGCAGGCGGCCTCGAAGGCGGCGAGGATCTCGGCCTCGCGGCGCCGGTCGGCGCTGGCCTTGTAGACCTGCACGGCGCGGCCCTGCTTGCGGGCGCGCGGGCGGCGCTGGCCCTCGACGCCGGGGACGGTGAAGGCGATGTGGCGCCTCATGCCCCGGCCCTCTCGAGCGACGCGGCGGCCTCGCGGAAGGTCGCGAAGCGGCCGATGGGGCGGCGGCGGTGCATGTCGTGGACGGATCCGTGGACCTCGCTCTCGACGAACTCGCGGATGTAGTACTCGTCGAGCTCCTCGCCGACGGTCGAGCGGTACAGCTCCACGCGGGTGCCGTCCCTCATGACGGCGAGGCCGCAATAGACCTGGGCGCCCATCACAGCGCCCACAGGAACATGACGACGTAGACGATGGCCGCCCCTATGAGCGCGGCTATCGCGTCGCGGATGGTAAAACGCTGGTCGTTCATCTATCCTTCTTTCCGGACGGCCTTGCCGTCCTTGCTCGGGGCCGTGGAGCCATGCCTTGCCCGGCGCTCCGCGGCCTTCTCACGTGCGGCCCGGCGGATCATGTCGAGCCAGACCCGCTCGGCCGTCTCGGTCGGCGGCGTCCTCATGCGTCCTCCTTCACCAGCTCGTCCAACTTCACGCCCACGAGCTCGGCGATCCGCCCGAGCTCCGAGAGCTTCCACTCGGTCTCGCCGTCGATGCGGGCCTTGAGGGCCCTGGGGTCGAGGCCGAGCGCCTCGGCGATGCTCGTCCGCGTCGCGCCGGTCTCGAGCATGTAGCCGCCGAGCTTTTCGTTGATCCTTGCCATTTGCACCCCCTCTCACCTGCTACGCGCACTTTATTGCGCGGTCAATGTTTGCGCAGTTTTCTGCGCGTGTCAAGCATTATTTTGCGCAAAATCGGCTATTTGATGTAGAATCTCGGCATCCTAGGAGGGGAGGGGCCGTGTCCAGATTCGGCGAGGTTATCCGGGAGCTTCTCGCGGAGCGCGGTATGTCCCAGGCGGAGTTCGCCCGCCGCACCGGCTTCGGAACCTCTTACGTTTCCCAGGTCTGCCGGGGCGTCGTCGATGATCCGTCCCTGAGCCGGTGCCAGGTGATGGCGGACGTCCTGGGCGTGACGCTCCAGGACCTCTACGACCGATCGTTTAAATGAAAAATGGCCCCCGCGAACACCGACGACGCGGGGGCCGGAACCGGAGCGACGGGAGGCCGCTCATGAAGAAGGATAGGTTATCGGCGGCTGTTTACGCGCGTTACAGCTCGCACGCCCAGCGGGCGGAGTCCATCGACCAGCAGGTGGCCGTGTGCACCGATTGGTGCGAGGGCCACGGCCTCGAGGTCGCGGCGGTCTACGCCGACGAGGCGCGGTCAGGCCGCTCCACCGAGGGCCGCTCTGAGTTCCTGCGGATGGTCGCCGACGCGCCGGAGGCGCCCTGGTCGACGGTGGTGGTCTACAAGCTCGACCGCATGGCCCGGGACCGCTATGACATGGCGATATACCGCAAGCGGCTGCGCGACGCCGGGGTGGAGGTGCGCTCGGCCATGGAGGCCATCCCCGACGGCCCCGAGGGGCGCCTGCTCGAGGCGGTGGTCGAGGGCGTGGCCGAGTGGTACTCGGCTGACCTCTCGCAGAAGACGCTCCGGGGGATGCGCGCCGGGGCCGATGCGTGCCGGGCGCTGGGCGTGCCCGTGTTCGGCTACAGCGTGGGCGCCGACGGCCGCTACGAGGTCGACGAGGCCCAGGCGGCTATCGTGCGGCGCGTCTTTGCCGAGTGGATCCGCGGCGACGAGGCCACGCTGATCGCGGAGCGCCTGGCCGCTGAGGGCGTGAGGACGGCCTCCGGTGCGCGGCCGGACAAGAACTGGGCGCGCCGGATCGTGCGCGACGAGCGCTATCTGGGCGTCTACCGATGGGGCGACGTGAGGGTCGAGGGCGGGATGCCGGCGATAATCGACGCCGCCGCCTTCCTCGAGGCGGGGAAGCGCCGCCGCGCGGCCCATGCCCCGGCCCGTGTCCACGAGTACCCCCTGGCGGGGCGCCTCTGGGACGCCGAGACCGGCTCCAAGGCGTTCGGCTACTCCGTCCGGGCCCATGGCCGGGACTACGTCTACTACGCCGTCACGACGCCCGAGGGGCGAGCGACGGTGCCCCGCGACGCGGTCGACGCCGCGTGCGCCCGGGCGGTGCGGGCCGCGCTCTCGGACGCGGCGCTCGTCGACGACGTGGTCGCGCGGGTGCTCGAGCTCGACGGCGGGCCCGTGGAGGGGCTCGATGAGGCGCGGGCGGCGCTGCGGGCCGTGGAGGCGGAGCGCCTGCGGCTCGGAGACGCCGTGAGGGCGGGCGTGGCGCCCGACGACCTCGCCGAGGCCTTCCGGGACGTGCGCGAGCGGAAGATGGCCGCAGAAGCCGCCGTGGCGGCTCTCACGGCCCCGCCGCTTGCCGCCGAGGACGTCCGGGCGGCCATCCGGGACCTCGCCGCTGGCGGGCTGAGCGATCGCGAGATCCTCGAGACGTCCGTGTGGCGGGCCGAATTGGTGCGGAATGAGGGCGCGGTTGTCGTGGAATTGCCGTTCCGCAGAAAAAACGCCCCGCGTGAGCAGGGCGTTAGAGAAAAGTGCAGCTGGCTCCCCTTGGGTGCGCCCGGCGCTAAATGGGCGGTAGTGCCCGGGGCGCTGCTATTGAGGGTAGAGCTCGCGGCCTAGACCAGCGACGATGCGTAGACGGCGATGCCCTCGCGGCCGCCGTCGACGAACTCCACGGCGAAGCCGCGCCCCTGGAGGGCCAGCGCAGCCGCGCGGGCGTTGGCGTTGGCCATCCTCCAGTCCCCGGCGACGCCCAGGGCCGAGTCGGTCGACTTCTCGAGGTAGCTCTCGGCGTCCGGCCAGTAGGGTATCCAGATGCGCTCGGGCTCCCCGCGCTCGGCGCGGATGCCCTCGGCCTTGGCGACGGCGAACTCCACGGCCTCGCGCTGGGCGGCGTAGGCGTCCTCGACGAGCCCGAAGGCGTCCGGCGGCGGCACCTGGGGCGCCCGCGGGCTCTCCCAGCGCTTGACGCTCCGGACCTCGACGCCGAGCTCCGAGGCGAGGGCGGACTGGGTGAGACCGACCGATTCGCGCAAAGCCCGGAATGATGCCTTGCTCCTGATCATGGCGTTCTCCTCTCTCGCGGGCCGGGGCTGGCGCCCCGGCCCATGGCGGACGGTCTAGCAGTCGTACTGGGGCGCGACGGCGAGGGTGCGGAAGTCGGTGGTAAAGCCCAGGCCGTTGACGCTGAACGCTATCCAGTCGCAGACGCCGCGATGGTAGGATGCCTCGAGGAGCTTGATGTCGTCCTCTCGGTAGCCCCAGACGGCGGCGACGTGGCGGCGGATGCTCCCGACGGTCTCGTCGCCGTACTCGTCGAGATCGCGGTCGAACTCGCGGGTCGTTGCCATGCTCACGGTGACCGTGGGGTTGAAGTGGAGGAGCACGCGGTTCATGGCCTCGTCATCGCTCATGGCCTCGGTGAGCGTCTTGCACTCGGCGATCGTGGCGTCGTGGTCGAGCAGGTAGCTCTGGATCATGTAGATGTTGAACATGGCGTCCTTGTAGTCGTCGAAGACGATGCCGTTGGCGTCGATGGCCTCGAGGATGGGGTCGGCGTCGTCGGTTGCGTCGAACTGGGCGACGAGCTCGTCGTTGATGAACAGCTCGACGTCGGCGGTGCCATCATAGTTGTTGAACTCGGCGGTGACGAGGACGTGGTTGCGGGCGGCGCTGGCGTCGGTGAAGCTGTGGCAGGTGGTCTTGCTCATGATGTTCCCCTCTCGGGTCCGGGTGGCCCCTGTGGCCTCCTCTTAGGATTAATGCTAGCCCTTGTCCCCTTTGGTGTCAACAACTTTCGACTTATTTCCCACCGCGCCGTTCACCTGCGTTTCCATGCCGTTCGCGGCGCATGAAAATAGCCCCCGCCCGGAGGCGGGGGCTCTTGGATGGGTGCACGCGCGGCGTCGCGGCCCTGGGCGGAGAGGATGCGCCCCTGGCGGGCCCGATGCGGCCGGCGGTGGCAGGGAGACCGGCCTCGCACGCGGCTGCGGTCAGATGGAGCAGGCGGCGATGATCATGGCGAGGACGAGCACGGCCAGCCCGAGGCAGCCCCGGCAGCCCTGCTCGGCCGCCGCGTCGCGGCCGTCCTGGCGGTAGGCCCACTCGTCCATCACTGCCACCTCCGGTCGTTGAGGCTGCGCTGGACCGCCTTGGCGGTCCTGGGGCCGAGGTAGCCGTCGACCTCGCCTACGTCGTAGCCCCACGAGATGAGCAGGCGCTGGAGGGCCCTGACGGTCGCGGGGCCCGCGATGCCGTTGGCGCCCCACTCGCCGCAGTCGAAGCCGGCGCGGATGCACCTGCGCTGGACGAGCTCGATGAGGTATGAGCCCTCCTCGGTCCATGTGATCGCGTTGACGGCCTCGAGGTTGTCGCGGTACTCGCGGCACTGGCCCGAGATGACGCCGTCGATGGCGCCGCCGGTCTGCGTCTGCCACTCGGCCACGGTGAGCGGGCCGATGGCCCCGTCGACGTCGAGGCGCCGGGGCTCGGCGTCCGTGACGAAGATGTTAGTGTGGTGGGCGTCGTTGAACTGGATGTCCCCGGCCATGAGGGTCGAGGGGCGCAGGACGTTGACGGTGATGATGGTGAAGCCGGCGCGCTGCAATTGCTCGCGCTCGTTCCCGGTCCACATCCACTCCGAGACGCCCTGGAGCTTCTTGTCGCCGAGCAGGTGCCCGGCGGCCTTGACGATCGCGGCGGTCGAGCTCGAGCAGTCGGCCTCGCACCTGACGCGAATCTTCGAGGGCTCGTAGCCGACCTGACGCAGCTGCTCCCAGAAGGTGGTGCGTTGGTCTTGGTCGTAACCTATGCAGTCATTCTCCGCCGCGTCCCTGGCAAGCCTTGCGATGGTCTCCCTGACTGTCTGGTCGGGATGTCTCGCCGTTTGGGTCTGGCTGTAGTCGTACCATGTGCGGATGTAGTACTCCTTGCCGGTCTGGTCTCCCGCGCGACCTCCGTGCCATCCGCCATTCTCGTCTTTGCCGCAATTACTCACTAGGTACGGCATCGGGCTCTCCCTTCGGTCGGACGAATTGAGTCAGCCACTTCACGAGCCCCTGGGCATCGGGGTTGTACTTCGCGACAAGCTCCAAGACCGAGCCCGTCTCCATGACGATGATGTAGCCGCATGTGGCGAGGAGCACAGGCTGCACAGTAAGATCGAGCCCGCCGACCAAAACGCCGTCGAGGATGACTCCGAGCGCCACACAGCAGAGCTCAGTGAACTTGTGGAGCAGCCCCGAGCGCATCTTCTCTGAGCTGAACTCATGGACGATGACAGCCCCGGTCACTCCGATGACGAAATCGAGCGCGATTAGCGCGAGCACAGCGATGATTGCCACCTGAGCCGATTCGTCTAGCAACGGCTGCATGAAAGCATGGATCGGGTGCATTATTCGCCCTCCTTCACGTATACGTAGGTGTCGATAAGCGTCCCATCAGATTGCAGCAGCACGCACGCATGGCACGGCCTGCCGCTGGTCGCTGCCTTGGCAAGTGCGTCGTGGTACTTCGATTCCGCAACACGACGGTCAACGCCCGAATACAGCACGTCGCACCCGGTGCCGCCCTGGTCGTTGGTTTTCAGCTCTATAGTCAGGTAATTCATGCATTCCCCCTTAGACGATGTACGTGGCGGTGAAACTCAGCTCATGCGAGGTCGTGAGCTGGGTTTGGCTTCGGTTCGCGACTTGGATGACGCCGCTCGAACCCACGACCACCCATGCGTTGCCGAAGTTGCCCGTCGAGTTGTTGATGAGCGCCGTGCGGTAGGTCATGGGCGGCCTCCATCCCGCAGGAACCGTTGCGATAGTGCCGGATGTGACGCCGCTGTTCAGGTTGCCCGCGAGCTTCATGCCACTCACGATGAGCGTCACGACGTTCCCGTACTTGTGCAGGCTCACGCTTCCGAGCGTCGAGGCTGAGGTGCCTCGCGTGACGGTTCCGCTCTGAGTGGTGAGGTTCGTGGAACCGCTCGGCAAGTAGAGCGACCACGGGGTTGCCGCCGCCTGCGAACCCGATGCGGGTATGTACGTGTTCAGGCCGTTCGTCTTGACGTACAGATTCATGCGCCTGCCGTTGTACGCGGAGGCGCTGTTGTTGATGCCTCCCCCGATGATGATGCCGCGCTCGGCAGAGGCGAAGCTGTCATCATAGATAGCGCCGCCGTTGTTCGTGGCGGCAGCACCGATGGCCTCTCTCCACGGAGCGGCTTCCGACACTTCCACGGTACGGGTTCCGCTGTTCGTGACGCCCAGCGAGAGCATGTTATCGACGTTCGCCCCGGTGCCGAAGTTGCGGGCAGCGAGATTCGCCTGCACAGAGCCGTCCTGGCCAGCCCCTCCCGTGACCCATGCGTAGTAGCGCCCCGCCTTGTCGAGGAAGCGCAGATAACGCGATTTCCACGCCGACAGTCCGTTGTTTGCGAGCGAGGTGTCCACCTCGGCATCCTGATAGGTGAAGGGGTAGGTGCCGTCCGTCGAGACGGACGATGCGCTGAGAGCGCCCGCTATCGCCGCGCTCGCCGCTTCGATGGCACCTTCCAGAGCCGCCTTGCCAGCGGCCCAGATGTTGCCCGACCAATCAACGGTGAGCGCGTTGGAGCGGGCATCATCAGCCGTGCCGTTGCCGAGGATGAGGGCGGAGGTGGCGTCATCCTCGTTGTATCGCCCTAG